CATCCTGTAATCCGCCATGCCATTCCAATCCTCAGATGCTCTCGATGACCAGATGCTTCTGGATGGAAGCACTGGGTTTTCAACGGGCGTAATTTCAGCCACTCGTCCCGATGGCATTCCTGCAACAAGCATGGAATCGGCCATCAACATGGACTATGACGACTTCGGCAATCTCGTCACTCGTCTAGGAGCCGTTTCACTGGCAGGCAACAGCATCGCGGCCAACTGGGAGGACATCATCACGAACTGGGAGTCAACGACTTCCAACTTCGGCAGTAATCTCCCCATCAACGCAACGGTGTTGTCCGGTTTTTACTTCGATACAGCCGCATCCGAACGCCTCGTCATTGCTGTTAATGACCTGAATACATCCGTTAAGAGCCTCTACTACGGATCACCCGGCGTTTCCTACAACCTGATCTCGGGTTCAACGCTCAACGCTTCCGCTTCCTACGTCTATTTTGCTCAATTAAATGACAAATTGTTTTATTCGGACGGTTTAGGAACGCTTAAATACGTCTCAAGCGCGAACCTCAACAGCTCCACTACAGCCGGCAAGATCAGCCGTATCGATGTCATCAATCAGGGATCGAATCTTGGCTCTATTCCGACGATAACCGTCGCAGCCCCTCCCAGCGGCATCACAGCTACGGCCACTGCGGTTGTTGCAAGCGATGGCAATCTCGTATTCATAACAATCACCGATCCCGGCAGCGGCTATACGACCGCTCCAGCGATTACTATTTCTCCTGCCGCCTCGTCTCACGCCGTAGCTTTTGTATCGCTCACGCCTCCTGCCAAGCCGATCTATCTAACCACCCATACCAATCGGTTGTTCGCAGTTTCCGCGGATACATCCATCCAGCCCGATACCCTCTACTTCTCCGACATTCTCGATGGCGAATCCTGGGATCCTCTTGGGTCTCTTCGGATCGGTGGCGATGGAGATCCCATCAAGGGACTCTACTCTTGGTTCGGCTATCAACTCATCGTCTTCAAGGAACGCTCTATTTGGAGCGTAAATGCCGATCCTACGCAGGATCCTGCGGATTGGGTTATATCACTCATCAGCGGCAATATCGGTTGCTCATCGCACCGGTCCATCACTGCGGTTGGTCCTGACGTATTCTTCTTCTCTCGCGACGGCATCCGATCTCTCCAACAGATCCAAGCCGGTACCCAGACCAGCGTAGGTCTCGCGCTCTCCAGCCCGATCAACGACCTCATCAGTCGCATCGATAAGACTAAGCTCGATCTCTGCGACGGTGTGTTCTGGAACAACCGATACTTGTTGGCTGTTCCGTTCATCAGCGATGAACCAGCGATCCTTGGAACCGAAAGCGAGTACGCACTTCTGACAGAGAACAGCCTCGATATCGCCTTCGAAGGCGCGCTCAACGAGAACAACGCGGTCATCGTCTACCACTCACTGGCCCGCTCGTGGCTTGGTTACTGGGACAACTGGATCGTAAACGATTTCATTCCAACTTCGTTCTCAACATTTGGACCCGTCCTCATGTTTTCCGGCGACATCATCTCGGTGTCAGCGGGAGCGGGACAGGTCTGGTCATTCAACGATTACCTCCCGAACACCCGGTTGTCGCCGGTCTCAAGCTCCGCATACACCGATGGTGGTGCGAATTACGAATCCACGGTGATCACCAAGGCTTACAACCTCAACGAACCTATCCCCGACAAGATCGGGTACAGCGTCCAGTTCGCCTTCGATAACCCGTACACCACCGCCACCACGACCGCCGCAGTATCTTTGGCCAAGGATATGTCGGACACATTCGTAACTCTTGATTCCGCGCTGGCGATCACCTCAAGCCAGAAGTTCCTGAAGGCTTACAATCTGATCAGCCAAGGCCGCTGGAATACTTTGCAATTCAAGGTAACCGCAGACGCTGGTCGCTTGTCTCTGCAATCCACCATTCTCTCCGGATTCGTAGATTCTGTGCGTCCTCAGCAATGAGCGTTCATCCAACCAACATCGAAGCGGCCAAGCTACTGCGAGAGCATTGGCCAACCTGCTCGTCATGGACTGAAGATCAGATCCTCAATTGGATCGGAATCTTTAGTTCCAAGAAACTGTTTGGCATTGTGAAGAACGATGAAGGAAAGTGTGTCGGTGTTGGAGCTGTTCGGTTTCTGAATTCCATTGAGGAATCCGAGGATCTCAACAACAACTTCCCAGACGGTCACATCGCGTGGATCGAGATTGCCATTGGCACCGAGCCGTATGCGGTTCAAACCCTTTGGTTGGCCATGATGCGGTTATGCTCTAAAAACGTCACCAAGCTGGGTGGTTTAAGAAAAGGCATTAACCGATTGTACGATTTTGACAGGTACTTCAAACTGATTATGAACGAAAGGATTTCCTATGGGCGCATCATATGAGGCACCTAATTTAGCAGCCGCTAACAAAGAGGCTGTAGAAGCCCAAGCTGAAACGTATCCAAAGCTAAGGGCATTAGATGCAGCCGCTAGGCTTGGAACATCCGTTACTTATGACGGAAAGGAATACGATTTTAGCGGTGCTCAAAAAGATAAAGATGGTAATATCATTGGCTACAAGCCAATTGGTGATGTTCAGATAGCTGAAACATTTGCAAGAGCTGCCGCTGCAATTGCACCTGAGCTTACTGGCAAACAACTTGATCTTGCAAAGCAGTATGGAACTCAATTTGCAGAACAACGCAGAAACGAGCTGGAGGCTCTTGATCCTGAAAAGTTCAAGCTCTACGACCAATTCCTAAAAAATACTGGTGGAGATATTGCCGCTCCTGATACGCGGGTAGAATCTCCCACCTACGAGAGGGTTGGGATGCCTGGTGCCCAACAGGATACCGGGGCTTCTCAATTGATTCGCAGCGAGCTTGAACGCCAGATCCAGCAGGGTCTTTCTCAAGTTGGCACTCTGGATCCAAGCATGGAGCGACGGGTCCAACAGGCCGCTCGCGCTCGCGGTAGTTCCATTGGCAATGTTCTTGGAAATCCTTCGGCTCTTCGTGAGTCGCTCGCAATTCAAGATGCTCTTGGTAACGCCAACTCTCAACGCTGGAACGCTGCAATGGGCTTGCTTCAGAGCGGTCAAAGCACAAGCGATACCGCCAATCGGAACGCACAGGAAGCCTTCCAGAACATCCTCGCAGCCACTGGCCAGCGGAACACCGCAGCACAACAGAGCTTTGCAGGCCAGCTTACTTCTCAACAACAGATGTTGTCTGGTCGCCAGCAGAACATTGCAAACGCTCAATCCGCCCTGGGACTCCAGCCAGTCTCATCTCAAGCTGCCCAACTAGGAGGTCTTCAGCAGGGTGCTTCTCCGTTCATTACTCCTCAGTATACTCAAGGAATGCAGCTATCTAGCCCAGGAGACTTGATGAAGATGGGAACCGGATTTGCGCTGACCAACGCTCAAAACCAATACAAGTCTGATCAAGACAACTCCTTCATGAATCAGTTCCAAGGGTATGCTGGTGCGATTGGCAACCTTGCTGGTGGATATGGAAACATCATGCGCTCCGGTTGCTTCGTCGCTCGTGAGTGTATCCCCGATCAGTGGGAGGCGTTCTACTTCTGGAAGGAACTCGTTGGACCCAAGTGGTTTAAGAGTTTCTACGACAACAACGCCGAGAAGTTCGCGAAATGGCTCAAGGACAAGCCGAAGGTAAAGAAGCTTGTGGCCAACTGGATGATAGCTCGAATCAACAGCATAATCCCTAAAAACTGATATATGCCTATGGCTGACGCAATCGATAATCTGGCTCAAGACCTGAATCAGGCCAATCCTTCCGGAAATCAAGGGAAGATGTATTTGGTTGGTGATCAATATTTACCGTTTGGAGCATTAGTTCCCAATATGGCTGGTGTTCGCGTTGGTGATGTATATCCCAATGCTCTAGGAGACAATTGGAACTGGGATAAAAACGATTGGGATTATGCCCCATCAACTCTGGGTACCGGAGAAGGAATTGATTACAACGTCCGCGATAAACCTGTTGAGCGAATCAACATTAAGAGTGGTGATGAGCAGGATGCTTTTATAAGAACAGGAATCGGTACCCCGCTTGATCCAAAGACTGAGGACATATATGGAGTTAAAGGTCTTGTTCCGCCTGACAAAGCCGGTGGATTCGTTGGTGTTGATTATCTGACGCCAAAGCAGATTGAAGATCTTACGGAAGGCAAAACACCTTCGGTTCCTCAAGGCGTTGTGACTCCTAGCAAAACGATTTCAATTCCGGGAAAAGGACTTCCAAATTACAGGCAAATAATTAATGACGATGGAAGCATAAGTTATTTAAACGAAGACACCAGAAAAATTGATTTTACAGTTCCGGGTGTTAAAGACTCCCCAGGCGTTGCTGATTTAAGTGGAAATCCAGACCTAAAGTTGCCGTCAACACTAACCAAAGGAACAGGTACATCTGTTACGCCATCACCAGTTGGTGCATATGAAGGAGTAGGCGCGGCTCAACCAACAACCGCCAGCGTAGGTGGATTTGATAACACTGGAGGAAATTTAACTGTTGGTCCTAGTGGAACTACTAATGTTACTCCTGGTTATAAACCTGAAGATAAACCTGTTGAACCTGTTTCTCCATGGACCATATTTGATCCAAAAGAACCAACCAAAAAGCCAATAGTAACTCCTGGAGGCTTAACTACAGGAACAATTATTCCAGGAACTGGTGGAACAAAAGTTGGTGATGATGTTGTAAACGATCTAGGTCAGAAATACGACTGGGAAACTGACACATGGTCACCAATACCTGGCGGTAAAGATACCACTAAGCCTCCTGTTGTACCCCCCCCTGTTGTAAACCCTCCTACTGGAGGAGGTCAACCTCCCGGCGGTGGAACAAAGCCAGGAGGAGTAATCACTGGTCCCGGCACTGGTACCGGCACCTACACCGGAACCCCCCTTCCTCCTAGGGAGCCAACCACCCCTCTTGTAAGACGCGAAACCGTCATCCCCACCAAGGGCACCAAGGAAGTCCCTCTACCCGATCGTCAGGCC